GTTCTGTGTTTTGTATTCATGTTGCTTCCTGTGTTTTTGTTTCCGTCTCCTGTGTGTTTATTTTTTTTCTTTGTTTTGCCGTTTTTTTTTTGAGGGTGTTTTGGGCTTGTTGTTTGGTGGTGTGTGGTATGATATAAGTATCAACTTCAAGGAAAGGAAAAATAAAAAAATGATTATTTTGATTGATAACACTAAGGTCGTTGAGATTACTCTCAGGGAGTGGGACCGTGATAGTTTGGGCTATGGTCCTGATTGGTCTAATGATTTTTTTGAGGTTGGTGCTCTGGAGCCCGTTGATGGCTCGGATGGGGCTTATTGGGTGCAGGATGTTGATTATTGTGTTGAGTATGCTTGTGATATGATTGATGGTGTTGGTGATTTTGTGGAGTATGGGCCTCGGCCGTGTCAGTGTGTTGATGTGACTGTGCTTGACCGTGATGAGTTGGTTGATTTTTGATGGGAAAGGGGTTTGACGTGTGGTGTTTTACTGTTACGCCTGATGATTTTACGGTATTTGAGCTCACGCCTGAGTATGTGGAGGTAATGGGCCCGTATCCGGCTGGTACGTTTAAGGAGGCGTTGGATGGTGTGCTTGACGTTGTCCGTCGTGCGTTTTCCGGTCTTGATGTGTATGTTGGTTTTGCCCACTCTTCGTTTGATTCAAACGGGGTTTTGAATGGTGTTGTTGAGGTGCGTTTGCCGTTTGAGAGGATGTTTGATGATGGTGAATGATAAGGTTGTTGCTGTTTTTCCGTCTTCGTTTAAGGATGGTGATGTGCGGTTGGTGTATTGTCCTCACCGGAGGGTGTATGAGTTGCGTTATGCGGTATCGGTGCGATTTTATTCTCGTGGCAGTCGTCATTTGGATTGGTCGACTATGGTGTTTGATGCGTGCGATTATGCGCAGGTGGCTCATATGCTGGTTGACGCGATGGCGTTGGCTGATACTCCGTTGATTGATAGGTGTTAGTGATATGTGGTGTAAAGTGTTTGGTGAAAGGATGTCGAAAAATGAAGGGTAATGATAATCGTACGAATTGGTTTGATGACGGTATCTTGGACGATGACCGTGTGCGTCGTGTCATTCGGGGCCGTCGGCGTAACCTGCATTTGCGTGAATATAATAAAGGAGGTGGAGATTGGGAGACATTGTGCCGTAGTATAGCACTACTCAAGGATTTTTATAAACCTCAAGGCGGCCAGGTGGCGTTTGCCGACAGTATCGAACACGCGGCGAACATTTGTCTAAGCATCACGCCCCGCTCATCAAAGTACGATGCATTATCACGAACGCAGGACATCGAAATGCTGTCCATGCTTATTTACTGTCCGGCGATGGTGGCGTGGTGTGCGGTCTGTCATGTCAAGGGTGCGACTTGCTATGAGATGTGCAAGACGTGGGAGGGTGATGAGTTCGCTCAGACTGTCATCAAAGCCGCGTCTCTTTGTTTTGACAATCTGACCGACGTACGGTATACTGATGAAGACATTGCGAGAATGTCGCAGCAACAGTAACATTAAGATAAGGCGGTATGATTATGGCATACATTAAGCGAGCCAAGCATTATAGTATAGTGCGTGGCGTTACGCGCAGCGAAAACGGAGAACTTGTTGACACCGAGGTGGTCGTGGATGGCGCGTGCCGCACGGCTGACATGGCTATGAAGAAAGCCCGTAAGATTAACAAGGACATGCTACCTATGTCCGCTGAATATCATCAGCAGGCAACGCGCATGGATGAGGCAATCTATTGGGCTAATTGCGAATTTGGTGATGATACCATTATTGATTATGCGGGGCCGGTTGGCGGCAACGTGGTCGAAGATGATATCATCTCCGAGGAAAAATAATTAACAACCAACTATAAGGAAGGCAACACCAATGGCTGACAACGAACTGACCGTAAAGAACGGCAATAACTTTTCCGCGAACGGCACTAACGCCGTGTCCCATTTCTTCGACACCACTACTATGGACGGCAAGATGGCGTTGTACAACGCCATGCAAACCTCCGATAAGGTAGATGACCACCTTAATGAGCCGTTGCATGTCACTAACGTGCTGGCGCAGGCCATCGAGGTCGCCAATCAGGAGACTGGTGAAATCAATTCATCCACTCGAGTCGTTATCCACGCAGAAGAGGGCGACTTTGCCGCCGCCTCTCCCACGCTGGCGCACGCTTTCGGTAATCTCTTCGCCATTTTTGGTACGCCGGATAAGTGGGCCGCGCCTGTCGTTCTCAAGGTGGTGGAAAAGAAGAGTCGCCGTGGCTATAAATTCTTTGACCTCGAATTTGTGTCGGAAAAAGGCCGCAAATAGACTATTTGTCCACACCATATGATAGCATGGTAATGTCCCTATAGGGATGTTGCCGCCAAATTCACCCCTTGCTGCTTCCATCCTTGCTGCGAGGGGTGTTTTCATACTCACAAGGAGAGAGGCTGTGGCAAAACGTAAAAACAATCGACGCGCTAGCAGCCTGAAACGTAATGCCGCCACCAGGTCGGCACAGGTACGCCGAGAGCAGGCGGTCAGAGACTATAGCACCGGACACCTCCCCAAGCAAATCACCGAAACGTTTTTGGGGAAGCTCAGCGCTCAACAACTCGAGCAGGTCGCACGCCGCATCGGGCAGGAGTTTGGGGAACGGCAGCAGGCTTTAAGGTCACGGGATAACGAGCCGTATCAGGTTGTCCCCGACGTGCATGTCACGAAACTCGATAGGGAGCTGGCGGCGCGACCGTTGATAACCGATGCAGAAATCAGCGCCGCCCCGTCAAAACGTCGGAAAACATTGAGGCAACAGCAGCGCCGCCGTATCGAAGCGCGGCGGAAAATCAAACGCGACCAACAATTCGAGGCATTGAGCATGGCCCGCTACACCGTGGCCGAAATACGTGAAATGGAACGCGCGGGAGAGTCACCGTTCGACGTGTTGGGTACTCATACGGTCGGCGGTTCGGCGCGTGACGAACTCACACGCAACCGTGCGAACGTGTTTGGTACAGAGCGTGGCATAAGCCACGCGCGCATGATGATACGAGAAGGGGGGCGTAAAAAACTTGAGCGGGAGATACTCGAGTACGCCGGGCTTACGGGGCGAGCTCCGCTACATGCGGGAACTAGACAGATTCCAAAGAACGAGGGGGTTGCGGATTTTGATAGAGTCGAACAGCAATTAGAGGCATTCGACTCCAGCATCTCCCAAAAATTCTACGCTTTGTTGAACCGTCAAAAACGATGGCTGATAAACAACACGAACTTTAGCGCCGTGGTACGGGAGGCCGCATGGTATAATGATAAAACGCATAAATGGGAGACAAAAGCGGATGCAGGAGATGTAGAGACACGACTTGATGAATGGATGACCAACGCGGCACGACACTAAAAAAGGATGGAATCATGCGAGAGCGTCGAATGGCGGCAACAGACGGCGCAATGCTATGCACGGATGACGGTGTGGAACCATTGACGGTGAACGCCGTCATCCGCCTCACTATGCTCGAACATCACACGCGCGTATGGTGCGCCCACGGATGGCAGGACATCAAGCCCATAGCCGCCGAGCTGCTGAAACGACTGCCATTGCAATCGAACCCAGTCAAGGACGGCGTGTGGGGCACGTTCAATATCCGTGGCCATTTCTACAGTTTTCGCGTGCGCATGGGCGGCATCACCGTGGATTTTCTGGATGTCCGCAATGTTACTCGAGACGATGGCCTGAATGTTTCACGTGAAACGTTCGGCGGCATGGATGACTTGGAAACCACGTGGAACATCGCACGGGAATGCGAGGCCCTGAATCTCAGGGGCACTACCATAGCGTCCATGGCGATGACCGACTATATCGACGGGGATTACGCCGGATTCAAACGTCATTTTCCGCCATTGGATAAGGCGGATTATCACCGGATGCGGCCGGCCTACTATGGGGCGATAGTGTACAGCAAGCCCGGAGAATACAAGAATTGTCGAAGCTGGGATGTGAACAGCCTTTACCCGAGCATCATGCGCGACGCCCCCATGCCGGTGGGGGCCCCCATGTGGTATGACGGCGAATATCATCATGATAATGATTATCCGCTGCATATTGATATCATCGCGTTCGACGCGCGGTTGAAACCGGGTGGAACGGCGACGTTAACCAATATCCTCCCCGTATGGGGGTATGAGGGCGAACGTTTGGATAGCACGCTAGGCGTCGTAACCATGCCCGTCACGGATGTGGATTGGGAGACGCTCACGGAAAACTATGACGTGCATGTGTGGGAGCATGTCGGCGGATGGAAGTTCCGCGAATCACACGGGCTATATTACACATACGTGGACAAATGGTTTCGCGTGAAACAAACCGCAACCGGAGAACGCAGGCAAATGGCGAAATTGCTGCTGAACTCGCTGGCGGGAAAATTCGGGGCCTCACTCTACCGCCCCATGCTGCATCCGAAACCCTCTGCGGACGGTGGTGTGGATTTTATCGTGGACAAGCCCGGGTCGGCCAACAGTATGGCATGGCTGCCGACCGCCGCCTACGTCAACGCCCATGGCAGACGGATACTATCACGCGCCATGAACGCGAACGCCGACCGAGTGCTTTACGCCGACACCGATGGCATGATATTGGAGGGATTGGATGCGCCCATTGGCATCGAACCGGATGGCAGGAAACTGGGAGCGTGGAAAAACGACCACAATTACGACAAGCTGCGTATCCTCGGCAATCGCAAATATTGTGGCATAGAGGCGGGCGGCGAGACGGTGATGCGGTTGAGCGGCGTGCATCGCGCCGCACCCATCCCCTACGATGAGTTCCTACCGGGGTCGCAGCATTTCAACGACGATGGACATGCTTTTGTGTTATAATGACCGGTAGCGGGATGTGCGTCCCAAGTCGATTCGATGGCCCGACCGTCAGGCAAATCGGTAAGGCGATTCGGTCGGATGTAGACGTGCGTAGCCAACGCCCAGCGACGGCGAGGGAACCCGCACAGCCTAGCAATCCGGCACGGCAGCGTGATTGCCGCCGTGCCATTTATCTTAAGGGGTGATTATTATGGACGATGTCGAAACCGACGACAAGTCGGACACCACGCCCGACACCGAACAGGACGCGACCGACGCCGACAATACGCCGAACCCGGAGCCTGAAACGCAGGATGACGGCGAACCGGAAGACGCTGGCGATGACAAGAACGCCGACATGGCCAACCGTATCAGCGCCCTGGAGGCGACCGTGGCGGAACTGTCCGAGACCATTGAGGCGATGCGCGACGCGGCAGCAGACCACGTGCTCAACGATGGCTCCGACGATGACGCGACAACGGAATCGGCTGAAATGACCGACGATGACTATAACGGCACATACAGTACATTCAACGACCTGTATGAAGATTAAGTGAACAGAAAAGGAGAACCATCATGCCGACCGCCCCAGTGGTGACGCCGAAGCAGCAGCTTCGCCCGCTCACCGAATTCAACAATGCTCAGATTCTCAACATGATTCGCAATGAGGCGTCGCCTGAATATCAGCGGCGCATGCCAAGTGCGACCCAGATGAACATGGACCGCCAGATGGCCACGCTCATGTCCAGCAGTCAGTTGAAAAACGAGTTTTACGCAGCTCTGGTGAACCGCATCGGCGGCACCTATGTGAACACGTGGCGGTGGAACAATCCGCTCGGCGTTTTCCAGCGTGCATCTCAGGCGTATGGCGACACGTGGCAGGAGATTGCCGTGGGCATGCCGCTCGCTCAGGTGTACGACCCGAACGCCGAGTACCTCGGCGCGGATAACTTCCGTAAGTGGAAAATCGACGTGGATTCGCTGTATCACCGTCTTGATTTCGCCCACTGGTATCCGGCGACCACGGATGACAAGACGCTTCAGCGTGCATTCATTTCCGAAGGCGGTTTGGCGTCCCTCACCTCGCAAATCCTCACATCCTGCTACAACGCGGCGGAAGTCGACTTGTTCGAGGCCATGTGCCATCAGTTCGTCGAGTACGCGAAGCTTGGCGGATACTGGCGTGTCCACATGGCCAAGGATCTGAACGACATGGGTTCGACGGAAACCGACGCCCGAGACATGCTGCGGCAGATTCGCGCATGGGCCGACACGCTGAAGTTCGTGTCCACCCGATACAACGCGCGTCACATGCCGACGTTCGCCCGCCCGGATGAGCTCGTACTGTTCTGTTCCCCGGAAGTCAAGTCGGCACTCGATGTTCAGGGATTGGCGACCGTATTCCAGCGTACCGACGCCGAACCGACCATCGACCGAATCATCGTCATCCCGCAGGACAGGTTCGGCATGAATGGCGTACAGGCCATTCTCACCACGGATAAATTCCTCATTGATATTCCCGCCATCAATGAGATGACACAGCAGACGAACCCGGTCAACATCAATTCGGTGAACCATTACCTGCATGTCCAGCACATCATCAGCGTGTCCGGCTTCGCCCCCGCCGTCATGTTCTGGACGGGCGCGGGTTCCAGCGCCAAAACGGTGCCGCCCACCGGCACGCAAGCCAAGACGCCGACCTTCCAACTCAAACTCGCCATGTACGGCGGCGGCACGACAACCCCGACCAACGTGTCGCGTGGAAGCGCGGTGCAGATTACCGCCGATACGACCATCACCAATGACAGTACGGCCACATTCCGCTCCGACGCGGTCGAATATACCATCGGCGATACCGTCAAGCCGAAGAGCGATTATACGTACATTTCGCCCACCGGCGTGCTGGTGGTCGGCCTTGACGAACCGAACACCAGCATCCCGGTGACGGCCACCGCCCTGTATACAAATCCGGCGACGCCGGAAGTGCCCGGCACCGTATCCGCCGCCCTGAGCGTGCCGGTGGTCGGCGATGGTGTCATCGGATTCAGCCCGTCCATCATCGCGTCGATTGCCGTGACCGCCCCGGCGGTGAAACTGAATCAGACGGCGCAGGCGTCCGCAGTGGCGACCATGATTGACGGGCGTACCGCCGACGTGACCGCCCAGGCCGCATGGACTTCCGGCACTCCGGAGAACGCCACGGTATCCGAGTCGGGTGTGGTGTCCGGTGTCAAGGTAGGCTCGTCCGATATCACCGCGACCCTGTTCGGCGTGTCCGGCAAAGCCAGTATGACCGTGAACGCGTGATACAATGGGAGGGTAGCCGACTGGCTACCCTCCCCTCACGGTGTGATACAGGACAAGGCCCGGAGCGCAAGCCACGTGAGCGCTCCGGGCTTTGTCATACCGGAGGTTGGGTGATGATTGATGACGCGAACCTCTAGTGGACAATACCGGCCTAGTCACTGGAGTGGCCGCCGGTTCCACCAAGCTGACGGCCGCGCTGTTCGGTGTCAGCTGTCAGGGCACTGTGACGGTCGTCTAATCTGCGATATAATAAAAGGGAGTGTTTCACGTGAAACACTCCCTTCTTTGTGAAAGGGATAGTATGATGAGAGATATCAACCCTAACGTCGAGGCGACGTTTAACTGGGCTCAATGGACGCCCAACACGTCGCTGAAACTCTGTAACGTGCCGTGGGATAGCAGTTACCGTGACCTAGCCCGGTTCGAATCACCGCAGAAACAACAGGAATGGTTTGACCGACGGCCTGGCATTGACAGGGTGCATGGAGTCATGCACATGTTCGGCCAACCCGTGCGCGTCGAACTGCCATTTAACGAGGCGTCCAACTACAACTATGTCGTGGTGTATAACGATTACCCCGACTTGGAGACGCCACGGTATTGGTATTATTTCATCAACCACGTGGATTACATCAATGCGTACACTACTCAGCTCACTGTACAGTTGGACGTTTGGCAGTCGTTCCAGCATGTACTTAGGTTTGGTTCATGCTATGTGGTGCGAGGCCATATCGGCATTGCCAACGAAAACCAGATGACCGATTATGGTCGCAGTTATCTCGCACTACCCGAGGGGCTGGACACCGGTAGCGAAATGGTGACGGTAAACCAACAGTACAAGTCTCTTATCAGCATGGACGGAGAAAATCTGAATTACGGCGTAATAGTCGTGAGCACGGTAGATTTGTCAGCGGACGCGGGCAGTCAGGAAAAACCGTCTCTCACTACCGCGGGCGGCTCTCTGTTTGAGAACATGGCTAACGGTGCTGAAATACTGTACTTTAAGGACGTCCAGTCTATCCAAGTGTTTATGGGAGTGGGCTCTATTTTTTCATGGATAACACAGGGTATTGTAAACATGTACATGATACCCTCTTTAGATGATGACTTTCTTAAGCAATCCGGCTATGTCGTAGATAAGCTGTTTGGGAAAACACTCCCTTCGGAATTAAATAATCGTATCTACCGTTTCCCCCAGTCGGCCACAAATGCGCCCAGCAGATATGAAGACATTATTGCCATTAATGATTTTCGTGATAATTTTAATATCCCTAAACGTTATAAAAACCTTAAAAAACTCAAATGCTACCCCTATTCTACTGTTGAATGCACTTGCTTGAATGGCACTAATATCACCTATAAGCCCGAAAATATCCAAAGCGATAATCTGGTTATTAGAGAGGTGCATAATTACGCGCCCAATGGCGCGCGCTTGAACTTTTACCCGGTTGGGTACAATAAGGCGGGTGCAAGCGAGATTGCTCCTCTTGATAAAAACAATGGGTTGCCCATTGATAGCGGGGAAATGTTGGACGCCGCGTTTGGCATCAGCAATTTCCCTCAATTTGTGATAGTCAACAATGGTGCCCAGTTGGCAATGGCAAACAGTGCCTACACTCGTGCCTACAGTCAACAGTCCGCTGACTGGGCGTACCAAAAAGCGCAGATGGGCATCAGCCAGTCTCTTGCGGCAACGGCCATGCAAAACCAGTACAATACCCAAGCCAACAAACTCGCTATCGGCAACCGCAACGCCAATAACGCGATACAAGCAACCTCGCTTAACACCAGTCTGGACAACACGACGTATATCAACAATCAGCGAGCTGACCTCGCACAGCTGAATAACGTGGTTAACGGCGTGGTCGGGGTGGCGGGTAACGCCGCTTCGGGCAATGTCGGGGGCGCGGTATCGGCATTAGGCGGTGTGGTTATGAATGGTGTCAACACTGAAGCGAACCGCAGTATCAACAATACCGCCGCCCAACTTTCCACGGCGAACTCGCTGAGTACCAACGCGGCCACAACAAGCCAGGCCAACACATACGGCTCTCAGACTACAGCGCTTTCAAACCAGTTGGCCCAAAATATGGCGGATATGAACGCGGATTACGCGCAACGTTCCGCGTTCGGAGACTATCAAAACACCATTGCGGGTATCAATGCACAGGTACAGCAGATGCAATTAACACCCCCGACCACATCCGGTGCCATCGGCGGAGACGGTTTTAACCTCGCGAACGGTATTGTCGGGGTGTTGGTTCGATTTAAGACGTGCGCACCCTCAGCTCTGCGGAGCGTCGGAGAGTACATGTTGCGTTACGGGTATTTTATCCAGCGTTTCATCACGCCGCCGCAATCGCTGGTATGTATGACAAAATTCACCTACTGGCAGATGCAAGAGTGTTACGTGCGAGGTGATTTGCCCGAGCAGTATCGGCAGACCATTAAAGGCGTGTTCGAGTCTGGGGCTACTATATGGACTAACCCGGATGATATCGGCGTGACCGATTGGGCGGATAACGACCCATTGCCGGGCATCTCATTCTAGTGCTATACTAGAGGCATGTCTAGGTTGAGGAAAAATCAGAATCGTAGGGGCGGCGCGTTGCATCCGCGTGGCAATTACGCGAAAACACGCGCCGCCAGTCTCGATGACATGTATCTTCATTTGCTGATGGAACTCGCGTTGAATCGGTTCAGCTGGCGCGGACTGCCTCCCACTGTGGATGAGCGTTGGCTGGAAATATGCTTGTGCGAATATGGGTGCGCGTTGTTTTTCGAGGACAAACGTATCGGCAGATTCCTCGTAACGCAGGCTGGTTATCAAGGCCGGCTAAATGTGTACAATAATCCCACCATGTTCGAGCCGGTAGGCGTCAACTACCATTATCGGCAGCTCAAAGCCGGCTCGGAATGCATTCCGATTTGGGACAATCGAATGCGCGTCGGATTCAAGCCGACATTATGGCAGTACGCGCGACGCCTCGCCGACATCGACAAGGCATATGACGTGAACTTGGAGAGTCTGAAACTGCCGACCATCATCACCGCCGACCCGCGAACCAAACTCACCGTGCAGAACATGTTACAACAACGACAGGACGGGCAGGATTACATCATCGGATACGATTCACTCGACCCCGGTAGCATGTTCCAACCGTGGCCCAACACCACCCCCTATCTGCTGGACAAGTTCATCCAGCAGAAAACTCAGGTGACCAACGAGGTATTGGGATATCTCGGCATTCAATCGTCCGGGACGGAAAAAAAAGAGCGGCTCATTTCCGATGAGGTGGCGCAAGCCAACGAAAAGGTGGACGTGTTCCGGCTGAGTTTCCTCAAGGCGCGGCAGACGGCGGCAACCGAAATCAACCGATTGTGGCCACAGCTGAACGTATGGGTGGAGTATGCGGACGCGCAATCAAGCGGCGTGCCCAACGCGCTTGATTCTAGCGCCAGTGGTACGACGGATATCGATATGCCCGCCTCGCACGACGCGGGTATCGGAGGTGTATTGTGATGACACAGGATTTTAGCGCCTACGCGATGGAAACGCCGGGAGAGTACACCGAAACCCTTGGCAATCTCATTGCGTTCGGATACGACACGGACGCCGAACTGCATCTCAGCGCCGACTATTACCCGATTTATAAGGAAGACCACCGCGCCGAGCTGAACGAGAAAATCGTTCGCCATTACGCGCTGCGAGAGATAGGACAGGAAACCGCCCAGCAGTTCATTTTTTACTTGGGGATGACGATGGCGGAAATCATGCCATATTTTAATGAGCGATACAGGACGCTAGCGTTGAAATATGACCCATTGAACACTATGGAAATGGTCAGTGAAAGCCTGTCCAATACTGTAGCCCAGTCCAGCGGCAAAACCAGCGCCTCTCAGGATAGTGCGACCCGAAGCTCCTCGGACGGCACCAGTTCAAGTAGCACCAAGTCCCAGTCTTACGACTCGGAAGTGCCCGCAACCGGAGTGCAAGGTGATTTTGCTCGATACGCGACTCATGCCAATCAGGCGCAAGCGGATACGGACGGCAGTAGCCATAGCACGCAAGATACCTCTTCTCAATCCCATAGTACATCCAGCACGGAATGGCAACACGACGCTACAGATGGGAGCACCAAATCCCACACGTCGGGCCGCTCCCAGTCCGCCATGAGCCTGATACAGGAGTACCGACAGGCGATTATCAATGTGGACATGGAAATTGTGCGGAGCCTCGAACCGTGTTTCATGCAGGTGTGGGGGTCTTATGATACAATTTTCAGTGACTGCCATAACTATGAAGAATGGGAGTAATCATGGTTGCCATTAACGCTCTGATTCCACAGCAACGCTTGTTCGACGGGGTGCCCACGTCCGTTCCGTTCACGTATCGGGACGGATTGACCACGTTACAGTTGATTGAATGCCTACGCCACAATCTCGACATCCTCCAATGCGATTTGAGCAAACTGGAGGAAACCACCAGCGACCTCGCGGCATCCGTAGACAAGGCGCTTGCGGATACCGTAACCCAGCTCAACAAGAATATGGCCGCATTACGCGCGGAACTGCTGGACCTGATTCACGAAATGGAACAGCAGGGTGTGGCAACCTCCCCAGTGTACGGCACCATACAACCGCTCGGGGATGTGCTTGGCGGCATGTATGACAATTCGCGTAACCACGGATTGTTCTGGGGTGACTACGATAACATGCGGTTGACCGCTCAGGAATACGATGGGCTTACGCTTGGCGCACGCGAGTACGACTTACGCGCCACCGCCGTGGATAATTGCGTGCCCGGCGACTTTCCTGGTCGCGCCCAATTCCCGTACGGAAAGTCCATGTCCGAGAATCCGCCTGCCGACATGGCGTTTATCACGCAATCCGAGGCAGATGCACGATACGTGGAACGCAACCCGACCGCAGACAATTTTGATAAAAAGGAGTAGCAATCATGACCGCAACCAACCATACCTCCAACTATAATCTCTCACAGTTCACTGGCACTGACCGGCCCACATGGCTCGGTGACTACAACGGCGACATGTCGAAGATTGACGCCCAGCTCAAGAAGAACGCGGACGACTTGGCCTCCAAGGGCGGGCTTGAGACCGTGACGCACACCGACGACCTCACCGGCGACGGCACGACGACCTCCCCGCTGGGAGTCGCGAACACTGTCGCCAAGAAAACCGATATCCCGGACGTGAGCGGTTTCGCCACCACCTCAGCCCTCACCTCGGGGCTTGAGGGCAAGGTCGATAAAACCGCCTCACAACCCAACACGTTGGGGTTAACGGCGATCGAACTTGATTCCCTATACAAGGACGTGAACGGCATTGTTCGCGTCGGCACTTCCCGCGAATAGAAAAGAGGAACAGCGATGTCAACCACACAGCATACCGGACACTATAATCTGCCGACGTTTGGCGACAGTCCGAACGACCGTCCGTCATGGCGTGGCGATTTTACCGACGCGATGACGAAAATCGATAATCAGATGTACGCCAACGCGACCAACATCACCACGGCCACGGCGGCGGCGAACAACGCGACAACGGCGGCAGGCGAGGCTAAGACGGCGGCTGAGGCCGCAAAAAGCCTCGCGCAGGCCAACGAGGGCAATATTGCCGGCCTGAATAGCTATTTTGGCAAGCTGGGCGTCACGTCGGAATCAACCGCGCAGCAGCTTATGAACACCATCGACGGCAAGGCGGAGAATACCGAACTGACCTCGCTCAGGAGTACCGTATCCTCATTGTCCAGCACGGTCGACACCAAGGCGAACACCTCCGACGTGTACACCAAGGACCAAGCCAACACGACGTTTACCAACCAGGGCGGATATTCCGGCACTGCACAGCAGTTGAACCAGCGTATTCAGGCATTGGAAACGACGCCGCAAGACCAACTACCCATCTGCCTCTGCATCGGTGATAGTTACGCCAATTCGGCCGACACCGTCAACGCGGATAGCACGGACGCGACCAAGTGGCCCACACAGCTCCGCAACATCATCGGCAACGAATATCAGGTGAAAAATTACTCGGTCACGGGTGCCGGATTCAACGTGTCGGGTAAGAAGTTCACCGACCAAATCAACAGCGCCTACAATGCGGCGGGCATCGGCAACGACAACGTGGCGATTATCATCATCGGAGGCGGGCGTAACGACATCGGCACCGCCGATGAAATGAAGTCGTATGCAGACCAGACATTCTCCAATGCGCGCACGAAGTTCCCCAAGGCGCGTATCATCTCCGTACCAATGCTCTGGCATAATGCCGGTATGGATATGTATGGACGGCAGAAAGCGGCGGGCGTCGCCGAGGCGGCAGCCAATAACGGCGTGGAAAACGTTGATTGGGCGTGGACGTGGAACATCGGCAATGATTCCAACTTCCCGAGCGGTGACATCCACCCCAACGCAAGCGGCGCCAAGGTCATTGCATCCTATATGGCGTCCGCCATTCGGGGCGCTTATACCGGACGCTATGAGGCGGCCACGGTCAACTCATCCAACAACCATGTTCGTTGCAATGTCGTAGCCTCCGGCGGCATGATTATGGCAACGTTCTGGGGTGATGACTCGTCCACAATCGATGACTTGAAGAACGGTGTCAGGCTTCCGGGCTGGGCCAGAGCCAATCCGGGGGTTGCCCCCAACCAGTTCCGAGCATGGGGCGCGGGTCTGACTAATTCCGGCAATGCGGTGAGCGGCTGGTTGCTGACCGATTTGAAGTCCGACACATCCGTGAACCCACGTATTACATATCATGGCACCCCCGCAGGCAATAATGGATGTTTCGTCTGCTACCCATGGTGACGGAAAACCCATTGTCATACCCCACGGCACCATGCCGTGGGGTATACTATTATCATGGACAATACGGCATATTACGCGATGTACGTTATCGGCACGGTGGAATCCAATTGTGATTGGGGTGCCTGCAATTACGTGGACGCCATTACCATGGGTATGATGCAATGGTATGGGACACGAGCCCGCAATCTCTTGGAACGCGGGCGCACCGCCGACCAGGACGGCTGGAAGGCGTTCGCGTCGGCGGCACCAATATTAGCCCAGCAAGTGCAGTCAAACTCCATCAATTGGACAACACGCTATCTGTCCACAGCGGAGGGGAATGCTTGGAAGACATGGGCGCAACGCTCACAGAATCATGCGTTTCAGGAGGCGCAATGGGAGGCGGATTGGGGCGGATACCAAAACACCATGACGAACTTCGGTTTTCCTGCAAACAACGTCAAAGAGCGTATCATGTGGGCGTGCGCCTACCATCAGAGTCCCGCGCAGGCGCAACGTGTATTGGCGTCATGCTCGGCGACGGCCACACTGGAACTGATTTACACCACAATACTGGCCGACGGGGTATTGGGACAGTATCGCAATCGGTACACCACCGCATATAACCTGCTGAAAGCGTGGGACGGTACGAGCGCACCGCCTGACTTCGGGCAGACCTCCAAGCCATCGAATACGCCGGGCGGCGACCGACCAGGCATTGACGGGAAGCCCGGCAGTACCGCATGGATACGGTTGCAGGGCGATAATCTTGTCTATCGTAGCGGGGACAGTACGGCCCTCTTCGTCAAAGGCGCGGCGCAGACATGGGTGTATCGCGCGTCGGAGAGCACCAAGCCGGGCGGCGGTCAGACAGGCGGCGGGTCAAGCTCCGGCAGCAGCAACAAGGATGCGGCGCGTGTCGTGGAATGGTTGCGGTCACGCATCAACAAATACGCCTATTCGCAGGGCGCGGGGCGGCTTGACCCTGATTCGAGCGGGTACGGTGATTGCAGTTCGGTATGCTGGCGTGCGTATCAGGACGTGCTCGGAATCGATGTGGGCACATGGACGGGGCAGATGGCAGGCAAGGGCATGCGCGTGTGCGGCAGTTCGGACACGTCCATATCGGCGGCCATCGCCATGGCGCACGCCGCCGACCTGCTGTTACTGGACTGGGGCGCATACACGCAAACGTGGGACCATGTAGAAATGTTCACCGCAGACGGCAAGGATGAAACATTATCCCACGGGGGTCCGGGTAGCGGGCCGAACCTGTTCGCGGCGTCAAGCGAGATGGGCGGGGCGACTCGGTGGGAGATACGCCGGTATATCACCAAGTAGGGCGGAACCGGTGGATATCCACCGGTTTCTCCGTATCTTATGGTATGATTGATGTTATGGAGAGGATTCTTGACGAAAGCGACTATTATGACTATGGTCGCGTCCTCTCATACCACGCGCCATGGATGTTCGTCATCGGCGCGCGCGGATTAGGCAAGACCTATGGTGCGAAGAAGCTCGTCGTCGGTGACTGGGTGAAAAAACGATGGCAGTTCATCTACCTGCGCAGGACGGCCGAGGAACAGAAGAACAAGGGCACATGGTTCGCGGACATCGCGGAGCAATACCCGGAACTGGAATTCCGTGTCTCCGGGAATCAGGCCGAATGCCATTGGATGGATGATAGGGACGCCACCACCGATAAGCACGGAAAGATGCGCCCCACATGGCATATCATGGGGTACTTCATCGCCCTATCACAGGCGGGTCAAGTGAAATCAGTCGCCTACCCCAAAGTGCGTACCATCATTTTCGATGAAATATTCCCCGACAACATGAGATACTTGGGCGGCGAAGTGACCGCGCTGGAGGAATTCTATAACACAGTCGACAGATGGAATGACCGCGTACGAGTCATCATGTGCAGTAACGCCGTGACCCTCGCCAACCCGTATTTCAGCGCGTTCGGCATTAATCTCAAACCACAACTGGACAATCACACGCAATATCAACGGTATTGCAACGGGTTCATTATGGTGGAATTAGCGGATTATGGTGGATTCAGCGCCAAGGTCGCCACATCAAAATTCGGCCAATTTTTACGCGAATACGACGAAAACTATGCGAATTATGCAATCAATAATGATTTCAGGGACAACGCCAATACTCTCATCAGCGATTTTAATAACGCCGGTTATGCATTCACATTGAAAACCACCGAATACGGTATTTTTAATGTATATCAGCAATTAAGCGACGCTGACGAAGTGCTATATATAATCACCAAAAAACAGCCTAAAATCACCCGTGATTTTACGTTTGATTATCGACTGGTAGACAATGATTGCATGATGCTCAAACGCTCGGACGACATGACGCAGAAAATATTAAACGCCTATCGCGTCGGCAGATTACGATTCGAGACACCGCAAATCAAAGCGGAATTCAGTATGATTCTTGGCGGCCTATTACAACAGTCAGGAATAAGAAAGTGAGGAATATTCATGACAACCCATGAATTAATCGTTATCGGCATTGTGTTTCTATTAGCACTGATAGACTACGTGACCGGCGTGGTCAACGCAATCATGCACGGCGAATTGTCCAGCGAGAAAATGAGGCAGGGGCTTGGTCACAAGTTCACTTATCTGGCAGTGATTTGCGTTGCGTTAATCGTAGAATACGGTTCGGATTACATCAATCTCGGCATCGAACTACCCGTATTCCTACCCGTATGCACGGGTATTTGCCTCATTGAAATCACATCAATCATGGAAAACTGCGTGAAAATCAACCCCGAACTATCCGGGTCGAATATTCTCGATATTTTCAGCATCGACAAGAAGAAGGAAAACAATGGCAAAGAGGATTAAGGAATAAACCATGGACGGCATAGTATGGATAGGCTCTCCAAACCACAATAACGGACGATACGGATACCACGTAGACCACATCACCCTGCACATCATGGTAGGCTATCTGACCGGCACAGACAACGTGTTCCAAAAACCCGGCGGCGCATCAGCACACTACGGGATAGGCGGCGACGGTACCATCCACCAATATGTGGGCGAAGTCAACGGCGCATGGTCAGACGCCAACTACGCCAGCAACAACAGCACCATCAGCATCGAACACGAGGGTGGAATGCCAGGAATCCCCTGCACACAAGCCTGCATGGACGCATCAGCCGCACTCTGCGCCGACATCGCCCAACGATACGGATGGAACCACCTATGGCACGACGGACTCAACGGCAACATCTGGCTACACCGCGAAATCCCCGGCAGCGACCACGCCGGATGCCCCGACCTAGCACCCAACGGACTTGACGTCAACTACGTCATCAACAAAGCAAACCAAATACTACAAAAAGGAGCAGACATGACAACCCCACAAGAAGTCTGGGACTACGGAATCGGAGACAGCGGAACACCCGGAAAAGACAACCAACCAGCATGGATACACCTCAGCTGGGCACACAAAGACACCGCACGCCTCTACGCCCTCCTAAGCCGCACAGATGACGGCGGCACCAAAGACGGCACCAAAGGCGACATCTTCACACGCATCTGCTTCATCGACAAACGAGTACGCGACATGACAGCCACCATCACCGCACAAGCCGCCGCCATCGAAGCACTCAGCAAAGCACTCGGCACCAATCCCGCCGACATCGCCGCCACCGTCGAAAAAGCCGTCAAAAACAAACTTGACGCACTCGAAATCACCGTAAACGCCAAAGACAAAACCGAAAAGTAAACCAAATCACAACACAAGAAAAAGCCGGTAGGGAATCCCCACCGGCTTTTTTTCTTGGATTATTTATCATTCAACGTCATCAATCACCTCAACATCATACATGTAGCAAACGCCCTCTACGCTACAACACGTATAATCAAAATCGCAATCACCATACTTATATTCAAGAACTGTAGTAAGAGCTGATTTAAACGTGACCGCACTATCATCATCTCCCATACAAGGCGCAACAGCTGTCTTAAAACCGTCAATATCGACCTCATATAAATTAGCCTGTTCAATCTCAGTTACATAGACTTTAACTTTAAACATTTTTATTTTCCTTTCCCATCAAAAATCAACCAACTCATCACGGTCAAGCACAGTCACATCAACACACTGACACGGCCGAGGCCCATACTCCACAAAATCACCAACACCATCAATCATATCACAAGCATACTCAACACAATAATCAACATCCTGCACCCAATAAGCCCCATCCGAGCCATCAACGGGCTCCAGAGCACCAACCTCAAAAAAATCATTAGACCAATCAGGACCATAGCCCAAACTATCACGGTCCCACTCCCTGAGAGTAATCTCAACGACCTTAGTGTTATCAATCAAAATAATCATTTTTTTATTTTTCCTTTCCTTGAAGTTGATACTTATATCATACCACACACCACCAAACAACAAGCCCAAAACACCCTCAAAAAAAAAACGGCAAAACAAAGAAAAAAAATAAACACACAGGAGACGGAAACAAAAACACAGGAAGCAACATGAATACAAAACACAGAACAGAGCGGTTGTGGAAAAAGGCTAGCTGCTGTCTCTTATACACATCTCCG